CTCGGGTATGGTGCATTCTCAAAAGCTCAAGCTATCCTAGGTGGTAAAATGGAAGGCAACAAGGGTGTTGCTGCTCAGTACATGAACTCTATACGTGGCAGACGACAGGTTGTACAGCAGGCAGCTTCTAAGCTTGATGGTGCAGTTGAGGTTGTAAAGTTTCACAGTGGTGAGAAAATCATCACTTTTGGTGGGACCAACAAGTTCACGGACCGTGTTGCTGAGGCTACAGGCGGAGATACTTATCACTCTGGTAAAACCAAGAAGCAGCGAGCAGAACTATTGGATAGATTCAAATCTGGGGAAACCAAGGTGCTATGCAGCACTAAGGCTTTGAACCAGGGTATGGATGTACCAGACGTAAAGATTGGGATTATTGTCGGCTTAGAAAGCAAGGCATTGGCCATGATACAGCGTCTGGGGCGCATCATTCGTAAGGATGGTGACACAGTTGGTAAAATCTACATCTTCTATGTGAAGAACTCACAGGAAGAGACATGGCTAAAACAAGCCACTAAAAAACTCAATAACATTAAACAAGGTGATGACCTAAAACTATTTTTATAATGGACACTAAATACACAAAAGAAGTAGACGCAATAATCTACTCTACTATCGCAAACAGAGGCGGTAACACAGTTGATTCTGCTGCAATGGAGGCACGCAAAGCTATCTTTGCTGCAACTAACAAAAAACTCACGCTACCTATGGTGAGAGGCAGGTACTACACTATCCGCAAGTACAAGACTGATCTCTATCAGAAGTCTATACTTAAAGGTCCTGATACAGCAAAGACTACAGATGTACGTGAAATAATCGTAGACATGCTGATGTCAAGAGAGAATGTTACTTTGGAGATCCAAGGCAAGCAGATAACAGCAGTGTTTAAATAATTGGTATGCTTATAGAAATCAACACAGATATTCTACAAAAGTTTGGGATAACCGCAGATGATTTCTTATATTTGTACCTCTTGCATGCCAAAAGTTATGATTGTTTAAAGCGTTTATCTCTCAAGCCAAACACTAGCCTATTGCAAACCAAAGGCTTAATTAAGTTGGGGGAGGAGCTCGAAGATCACATCGTTCGTCAAGCGTTCTTGGACATGTTCCAATCATCGTTTGATCAGATGTGGTCAGATCTTCTCTCCCACTTTCCCCTCAAGGTTTACAACAATGGGCAGATGCGTGTCCTACGTGCCAAGGATGCTAATGCGAAAGCTAACTCCAAGGCTCGAGATAAATACCACAAGATTGTTAAGGAAGACTTGGTGAAGCACCAGTTCATTATCAAATGTTTGATCAATGAGTTGGAGCTTCGCAAGTCCACTAACACCCTAGGCTGGATGCAAATGCTTCCTACCTGGATCAATAACTATACGTGGGAGAAGTACGAAGACATAGAAGATAACTCCCCAAATGACAAAGCCAGAATCACTCGTCAACTTTGATCTTCGAGACATCAGAGTAGTAAAACACATATCTCATTCAGTAAATCAGTCAGTAGCAGAAGTTCGTACAGGTATAAACGGTAACCGTATTGTATTCCCTACGAAATGGCCACGACTGAACAAGAATTTGATGGGTGGATTGCAAAGAGGCAAGATGTATGTAATCGCTGGTCGTCCTGGTGTGGGTAAGTCCGCTTTCTCTAACCAGATGATCTTCGATGTTCTTGACAGCAACTGGAACAAGCAGGTTGTAGTATTGTATTGGTCGTTCGAGATGCCTGGGTATCAGCAGATACTGCGTGCAGGTTCGAAAGACACCAAGCTACAAACGTTTGAGCTGTTGTCGGTAGAGAACAAACTATCACAAGATAACTTTCATAGGTACTGTGAAGAGGTGGAGAAGTACAAGAAGTACCCTATCTACTTCTGCTCAATACCACAGGACATGTCAAAGGTGGAGCAAACAAACTACACAATCTTTGACAAGTACCCTGGTGTTACAGTTATCAATCTAATTGACCACTCACGACTCGTTCGGTCTAAGGCAGACACAGAACTTATGAAGCTCAATGAGCTTTCGAAGACTGCTATGCTTATACAGGCTCGGATGGGTAGTATCACGGTGCTGTTGTCACAGCTGAATCGGAACATCGAACAGGAGTTCCGTGCTAAACAGCAGTATCAGCCCCTCTTGACAGATCTATTTGGTGGTGACTCCATTGGTCAGGACGCACATGTAGTTATGATGCTACAGCGTCCGTACGACCTGTATGGTATTACCGACAAGTACTGCGGTGCGGACCCACAAGGTCTCCTTGCTGTGCATATCGAGAAGAACCGTGATGGTATGCTCGGTATGATACCTTTTGAAACTGACCTATCAACATTTACTATTGATGAGAGAAGTCAAGATAATTAAGGTACCTGGTACGGGTAAGCGTAAGAATGAAGTAGATAACTACATGCTTCAAACCAACGGTGAGAACTACATATTCAGGAAGCACTTGGTATCAGGGTATACACCCTGTGGTGTGCCTGAAGGGTATGAGATTGCATACAACATACCAAACAAGAAAAGCAAGAGGAAAATTCCATACTTAAGAAAATTCAACAAAAGAAGATGAGTGAACTAACACTTCCAAAGAAGGTGATAAAAGCTACGCGCAAGTCACCTAAAAACATGCTTATCTATGGTCCACCGAAGATCGGTAAGACCACAGCTCTCTCACAACTTGAGGATTGTCTCATCATTGACCTAGAGGATGGGTCAGATATGGTGGACGCACTCAAGATCAAAGTCAACAACCTCGGTGAGTTGGCTCAGATTGGGAAGGCCATAATATCCGAGGGAAAGCCCTACAAGTATATCGCTGTCGATACCATTACCCAACTAGAGGTGTGGTGTGAGCAAGATGCAAAAGAAATGTATCGTGCAACACCCATGGGTAAGAACTTCGACAAGGATAACAAAGGTTTGTCTGTACTCACACTGCCCAACGGTGCAGGCTACAACTACTTGCGACAGTCTTTCCAAAAATGGTTCCGTAACCTCAACAAACTCGCAGACCACGTCATTCTTGTGGGTCACTTGCGTGACAAGTACCTGACTAAGAATGGTAAAGAAGTCAAGGCTAATGACCTGTCCTTGTCTGGTAAACTCCGCGAGATTGCCTGTTCCAATGCTGATGCTATCGGCTATGTGTACAGGGGTGATGGGACTACAAAGATTTCGTTCGATTCTACGAACGACGATACAGCTGGTTCACGATGCGAGCATCTTAGAGGAATGGATGCAGAGCTTGACTGGACTAAAATTTTCATTGATTAAAAACGATTCACATGTCTTTTGACGCTAGAGTAGAAGCTACCCCGGAGGTAGAACAACAAGAAACACCACAGGTGTTGACCATCTCAACGCTTATTGCCCACATCAAAGATGATGGTATGAGCCGCGATGATATTCGTAAGAAGTACGGTATGACCATTGCTGAGGCTAAGGAGATCTTCTCCCACCCAAAGATCAAGGGTATCCGTGTAAAGAAGCAAAGAGTGATGCGCATCCAGCTCATTGATGATACTGCAGTACAGCAGATCACTTTGGACCAGAGCATCCAAGAAGTAGAGACTGACTTGCACACTGATAACCAAACTGAAATCCAAGACTAATGGCCATTCAATCTAATGCATCCGATGTACAAGTCGGAGGGGGTGGGATTCCCCTATACTGTGGCATAGCCACTATGAACGTGATTGCTGTGAACCCATCACTGGGTGAGCTGCACTCGCTCGGCATAAACCTCAAGCAGGAGCCTAACTACACAGGCATACAGATGGGGGAACAAACGAAGAACAAGCTTGTCTTCTGGGTTCGCAACGCTGAGCATGAGTTCACCACACGCTTTGAGATCCTCGTTGAACCAAACGAACGTGCTGAGTCTAAGACTGGTAAGTTCCAATGGATCAACAAGTTTGGTCAGACTGCATGGGGTACAGAGAACCCATCTACTCAATACGAGTGGTTCAAGAACGAGGGTGTCCGTCGCAGCTATGCTGGTGAGGAGATGCTCATTGACTTCATGAAGACTTGGGCCAACGTTGGAAGAGATGGTGAGTGTGCTATCGATGACATCAAGGCTGTGATGACTGGTGATGTTCATGAGCTCAAGCAGTATGTCACTGCATTGAAGGAGAATCGTGTGCGTCTGTTGCTTGGTGCAAAGGACGACAAGTACCAACAGGTATACACGAAGCACTTCGGTCGTGAGAAGCCACGTCGTGACGACTTGTTCATCAAGTCTCTCAACGATGACTACGGTGAGTTTCGTGCAGACTTCGACGCCAATGATTTCAACCTCAAGCGTTGGGAACCTGGTGTAGTTACACCTGCCGAAGCAGAACCAGCAGCTGCCGAGTCAGCTGGTGATTGGATATAAGATTGTGGGCTGGGCTGTATCTTTACAGTCCGGCCCTTTCTTATCATGATACAAATACGTAAAAGCGACGAATACCTAAGCAGAGATAATGTACTTACAAAGGTGTCTGAGTATCAGATATTCAAATACTTCTGTAGGAACTTCAAGGAGTTGAGCACTAAGTTCTGCAGTGACCTCAGAGAGGACAAGTCCCCAACCGTTAGCATCTCCCTTATGGGACAGAGGTTACGGTATAAGGACTTTGGTCATCCTGAACATGCATTTGATTGTTTCTCTTACGTTGCTTACAAATACAACACAGACTTCTATGGAGCACTTATACACATTGATGGCTGCTTTGGGCTGGGCCTGTATACTGGTATACGTATTAAAGGGCTTGTACCACAGGTGGCAGAACCAGTACTCAGAGAGAAGAAACGGTCAGAGATAAAGGTTAGAGTACGTGACTGGAATCGAGCTGATGCTGACTACTGGAAGCAGTTTCACATTAGTAAGAAATTATTGCGTATATTTGATGTTCAACCTATCTCACATTATTGGATCAATGAACAACGTTTTTCGTGCAATAGTATCAGTTACCGTTACCGTTTTGACTGCGGTTATAAGATTTACCGTCCGCTTGAAAGCGATTTTAAATGGAGTTCTAACGTGGCTATGGAATGCCTGCAAGGCTATCGGCAGCTACCTGAACGTGGTAAGACTCTGGTTCTCACAAGCTCTCTCAAGGATATCATGTGCTTGGCGGTGCTTGACTATCCATCCATTGCTTTACAATCAGAAATGCTTGTGCCAAGCGAAACTACCATCGAAGAAGCGCAAGCGCGGTTCGAAGAAGTAATCGTTCTGTATGACAATGACTTTGACAAAGAAAGTAACCCTGGCCAGACAATGGCCGTTAAGATCTGTAAGAAGTATGGACTTGACAATATCGTCATCCCTTCGTATTATAGATCAAAGGATATCTCTGACTTGATCAGAGACTTATGGATTACAAGCAGCAAAGGATGTCATCAAGGGGAAAGAGAACAGGCAGTCGTACATCAAAGAAGAGAGTACGTAACGCCAAGCGTAAAGAAGTAGACGGTATTAAGTTTAGGTCTCAGCTTGAAGCACATTGCTACAGGCAGCTCAGAG